GCAACTGGTGTTGGTGCCTTAGCTGGCGTACTGCCTTCCTTAGCTGCGTTGTTGACACTCGTGTGGACAGGTATACGCATCTGGGAAACAGACACGGTGCAAGGCTGGCGTAACAGAGGAAAGCAATAGTGTGGCAAGCACTCATTAGTCCTATTGCTGGACTTGCTAAGACTTGGATGAGCAATCGTCACGAGCAATCACAAGCTAAACATGTAGCTAAGATGCAAGTGATACAGAACACAGCGTCTTGGGAACAACACATGGCACAGGCTAGTGCATCCTCGTGGAAAGACGAGTGGTTCACAGTAGTCCTGAGTGCGCCTGTGATAGCTATTATGTGGGGCGTAGGTATGAACGATCTTGATATCATTGGCCGCGTAGGCATTGCCTTTGCAGAGCTAGGGAAGCTACCTGAGTGGTATCAATATCTTTTGTACGTTGCAGTCACAGCCAGCTTTGGCATACGTGGTGCTGACAAGCTGATGCAGCTAAAGGGTGGTAAGTAAGTTATGGCTAACGAGACTCCTTATGTACCGCCTGCAGCCGGTGAATTTTTTTCAGAGCTAGGCGAAGACGACAAGTGTAAAAACGAAAGCCACGTTCCTGTTTTTATTGATGATAAAAAAGTAGGTTGCGGTAGTAGTTCTTTTTTTAAAGATTACTACGTTGCTGGTGCGGGTGTAGATAGTGTTCCTTTTATACAAGGAACTGTAGATCAAATTTACTCTATGCTTTACGGTGAGTTGCCTAGAGGTGAGTACTACGAAATTGGAGACTTAAACAACGACGGTGTTAACGAGGTTTACAGTTATACTTTTAATGAAACAGGAGTAAAAGTTAAGCAGTCTGTGTATGGCTACGATGACGATGGAAACGTCACGACTACTTCTTATGCTGATTGGAGCGCACCAGACCTCTCTGAGTTAATTGAGAAGTACGGTGAAGACGCTGTTAATGATCTCAAAGGCAAGTACGACGGACTCGTAGATTTTATTGGTAACATACCAGAAGATCCTCTAGGCTCTATAAAAAAGATGGCAGAAGTTTTTATAGAGGGTGCTACTGGTATATCTCCAGATTGTCAGAAGCAAACCACTGGAACAGAAACAGAACTTGAAACGTGGATTCTTGACTGTGTTAACATGGGAATACTAGTTGACATAGGTATTCCAAGTCTTCCGGGTTTAGGAGGCATATTTAAGAGTACTACGCTGCGTGACATTAAAGAAGCCGCAGAAACCGTAGGGTCAACTTTAGAAGACTTTATTAACGGTAATCCTACTTGTGGAGAAAAGAAAGATCAAGAGTGTACGCCAGAACAAATACTAGAAGACTTAGGCGATTGGGTTGTTCGTGCTGTTCAGGATATCTTTGGTGGTATTGATGATATAGACAGTATAGACATTGAAACCATTTTAGGTAAACTAGGTGGAATCTTTGGTCCTGTACTAAGTGGTATTATTTACGACCAGTTTAAAGACCTCATCAACGGAGAAATTGAAGATGTCATAGGTATACCTGTTATACCTTTTGCGCCTCTACAAGAATGCGAAGACAAAGATTTAATAACTATAGAAGACCCTGCTGGATCAGGAAATTTTAAGTGTGGGGAGTGCAAGCAAGAGGGATTTACTCCAACAGGACCGCAAGGAGAATGTGTTGATCCTAACGCTGTAGACCCGTTTGACGAAACTAAGTGTGTAGAAGAAGACTACTTTAACGAAAATCAAGATGCTTGTGTCACCGCTGGGTACGTAAACTGTACTGGCGGTGAAAACTCAGGCGGTCAAGAAACTACAGGCGGTATAATTAAAGGGATCCTTGACGACTGTGATGTAATACAAGATCCACAGTGCATAGGGGACGGTCGCTGGGACGGGGAAAAATGTGTATGTCCTGATGGAACCGATAAAGCAGGAGAAGACGAGCCTTTAGACGGCGATTGTTCTGATCCAGATAACCAAACACCCACAGGACCAGACGGCATAACGTGTGAAGACGGGATGCCGGGAGACGCTAGTGATTTTAAATTGGTTGACAAACAACTGTGGTGGTCGGATAACTGCAAAGATACTCACTGCACCGACGGAACTAAAATACCTGAAAATGGAGTCTGCGGTGGTAACGGCCCTGACGACCTGTGTGACGATGGTTCTGAGCCTTTCTATATTAATTTTGACGAAGACAAAGATGGGGCTTTTACAGACCCTAGTACCGGAAAGAGTTATACCTACGATCCTTGCGACCAAACTCAGCCACCTGTTGAAGTAGACCCTGAGGACAACGATCCTGACGACGGTGGTTTTGTTGTAAAATGTGAAGAACCAAAACTAGGATTTACACCCTCTTTTGATTTAGAACTAAATGCGGCTTATGCAGCATACAGCGCAAAGTACGATGCTGAATGTGGTACTGGTGAACCGCCTGTAGGCCCAACAGAACCCTGTCCTGACTTTAACGGAGTAGAAGGACCAAGAGACACCGAAGGAAACTGCCTTGATTGCACTGATCCACTTCACGCTTTAGCCTGTGGGTGGGCAGAGTGTCCTGACGGTTTAACATTTGCTCCTACGTTAGAGGACTGCGGTACAAGCACTACACCCTGTGACCAGCAAGACAGAGTGACAAACGAAGACGGCTCGTGTGGCGAATGTAAACCTGGATTTATAGAAGATCCTGAAGGGTTTGACCAATGTATCACAGCACCTCCAGAGTGTAACGACTGTACCTGTGCTGAGTACGCCGCAGATAACCCTAAAGAGTGTACTACGTGTCCTGAAGGTCAATCTTACTGTGATTCAACAGGCCAATGTGAGACTGCTGAAAACTGCCCTGACGGGACTGAGCCTCCTGTAACTCCTCCCGCTGGTGGTGGTGGTGGAGGTGGCGGCGGCGGCGGTGGCGGTGGCATGTTTCAGCCGTACACTTTTGCCATAGCCGCAGACCCTCAGTTACAAACTCGACAAGAGTTTCCTATTACAGATTTCTTAGCTGGTATCTTTACTGGCACTGGAGGCGGTAAAGCATGACATATTTAAACTTAGTAAACAACGTCCTCAGGCGCTTACGTGAGAACGAGGTGTCTAGTGTACAAGGTACAACCTACAGTAAACTGGCGGGTGATTTTGTAAACGACGCTAAGAAGATGGTAGAGGATGCTTGGGATTGGTCAGCACTCAGGACTACCCTTACGGTAACTACGTCTGCTGATATTTTTAACTACGTACTCACTGGGTCACAAAATAAAATTAAGGTACTAGACGTAATTAACGACACCTCAAACCTTTTTATGCAGTACAACACTCAACACTGGTTTAACGATAAGTACTTGAACCAATCACCACCTAGCGGCTCACCTGAGTACTACACGTACAACGGAGTTGACGCTAGTGGTGATACTCAAGTAGACATTTACCCTAAGCCTGATGGTGTGTACAGCTTGAGATTTAACTGTACTCTCAGGAACGCTGAGTTAAGCGCTGATACAGATAAACTAGTTATACCTAGTCAACCCGTGCTACACCTAGCAATAGCTCTGTTAGCTCGTGAGCGTGGCGAGACAGGAGGTACATCAGCACCTGAGTACTTTGGTATTGCTGATAAGTTTTTGTCTGATGCGATTGCTCTGGACGCACAGAAGCACCCTGAAGAAACCATCTGGTACACTCCGTAGGAGCCTGACGTATGGCACAGCCGCTACAAAGTATTAACTTAGTTGCTCCTGCGTTTAAAGGAGTCAACACAGAAGACTCTCCTATTGCACAGGATCCGTCTTTTGCTGAAATCGCTGATAACGCTGTGATTGACAAGCGTGGGCGTATTGCTGCACGTAAGGGAGTAGACCTGTTAACTGCTGTAAACACACCTCTGGGCGCTGACTACGCTGTTAAGCTGCACCACTTTTACGATGACGCAGGTAACGAGGAAGTCTTTGTCACGGGTAACAACAAGATATTTAAGACTGCACAGACGACTAATCCTGATGACACGCTTACTGACATTACTCCGGGTTCGTACACAATCTCTGCAGACAACTGGAAGATAGTAAACTTTAACGACAAGGCTTACTTTTTCCAATGTGGACAAGAGCCTCTGGTGTACGACAACGCGACAGGACTCAGGACGTTTGGTACAGCAACAGGTACTACGACTAACA